GAAGATGCCTTCAACCGCGGCAAATGCTACTAATCTTTCTTGGAATGACGCATTTTCAATCCAATCCAACGCCCATTTCGCTTTCTTTTGAACTGCAGGTAACCTGTCAATTGCGTTGAAACACTCGTCTTTTTCTTTCTCATTATTAATGTAGGTATCAATCAGTAAAGAATACATTAATGAGTGAATGTTCTCCATTGCCAACTGAAATCCATAAAAGAATTTTGCTTCAGGATATTGAACTTCTCGGTAAAAGTTTTCTGCCAAATTTTCATTCACAATACCGTCAGATGCCGCAAAGAACGATAATACATTCTTAACAAAATATTTTTCATTATCTGTCAACTTTTCCCAATCACGAATATCATTCGTTAAGTCAACTTCTTCAGCCGTCCAAAACGCCGCTTGGTGTTGTTTGTAAAATTCCCAAATATCATTGTGTTCAATTGGGAAGATAACAAACCTACTAGGATTTTCTTCTAAAATTTTTTCCATTCTAATAATTTTTAATTGTTTTGTTCTTTTTGTTTTCTTTTTTCCATCAACTCTTTAACTCGTTGACGTTGTCTTTCCTCTTTTTGTTCTTCAACACCTAAAAAAGTCATAGAACTTTCGGTATCAATTTCCAACATACCATTATCAAATTTGCAGTTTTCAAATACAACACCGTCATCACCGATTCTTGATTTGGTTATTGCAATAGTTGCCAATTTCATTTCTTTTTGTTGTAGTGATTTCGCCACAGAAATGATTACGTGTCCAACTTGTGCCTTTTTAATAGAACCACCCATTTGATCTGTTGTAACAACATCTGATGATATGGAGTTTCTATTACCTTGAGTTGCAGTCCATCCAGCAATATCAAGTTCGTGACACATTGATTCAAATCCCCTCATTACGGAACCCTCACTTTTCCACTCATCACCTAAATTTTTATCAGGAACAACGCAATCAATATAATCTAATAAAATCATATCAATTTTTTGTCCGTCAGCAATCATTTTTCTAACTTGATTTTTTATTTGTGACATCGTTACTGTGTCCGATGGCAATTTTTTCATAATCAACTTGTTAGGCATACTCTCTTCAATTTCCTTTACTTTTGCCATTACTTCATCTCTTTTTTCTGACAATTCGTCAGGATGAATCTTTGTCCAAAGAGTAAAATGTTTTCTTTGAATTATCTTTGAGTTGTCTTCAAAGAATATCTGAAGAACGTTGTTTCCCATATTAAATGCGTGATTAGCAATCTTGGTTAACAAAGTTGATTTACCAACACCTGTTGGTGCTAAAACAACTCCGATTTCACCTTTCGCCAAACCACCTTTTAATAATCTATCAATACCAGGAATTCCCATTGGGATTGGATGTCTATAGTCGTCATCCAAAACTTGATCCAAGTTACTAAAAACACTTTGAGTATTTGTGTCTTTCTCACCTACTTGGAGTGCTCCTCTAAACATTTCTTCAATGGTATCATAGTTTTCAAATTCACCACCGTCAACGATTTTTTGAGCCTTACTCATTACTTTTACTACCTCTTGTTGTTTACAAAACTTAAGAGCCTTTTCTTGAACAAAATCCCCACCCTCAATAGGTGCATCCTTAATTTTGGTAATCATATCCAAAACTACTTTGGATGCCATTTCTTGTTGAAGTTCCGATTTGGTAACTTGTTCTAATGTGTCAAATGATGGTGTATGATTGTATTTTTTATAATACTCTCTCACCATTTGAATGATGATTTTGAAATACTTGTTTTCAAAATAACTTGGTTCAATCACATCAATAATTGAGTGTGAAAAATCCTTGTCTAAAATAATTTGATTCAGTAATTGAATCTGAAATTTGTTACCTAAATAATCAAAATTTTTGTTTGTCGCCATAGTTTTTAATTTGTTTTGTTAAGATAAATAGTATCAAACTAAACTAAATCCTCCATACTCAAAATTAAAATTTTTACCTGAAAAAATGTCAGTTAAGTCAGATAACATACCTTTTAGTTGTGGGCGTAGATCCACGGTGTATCTTACCTTTGGGGGGTATACTTTTGCGTCAAACATTCTATGACAAATTGTCATATCTCCAACTCTAATTACTATATGGAAATTCTCATCACCATCAGTATTTGATGTGTTTAAGACATCAGGATTCTCCTGAATTTCATACTGATTGTCTAACATATAAACAATCGTTCTCATCTTTAAATCGTTTTTTAATCTAGTACATAAATCCTCAATGTATTCATATACATCAAAAGAATTTCTTGATTTAGGATTAAATCCTCTAACATTAAAGAACCTTTGAACGATAATGTTTTCGTTACATTTCAATAAGAATTCCACTTTTGTAAAATCTAAATCTTTCATAAATTTGTTTTTTTGTTTCTGTAATTTGTTTTTTCTTTTCTTGTTAATTTTAAAAATGGTTTTAAAAAATTCACCCAAGCGTCGTCACCTTTTGGTAGGTATTTAAAGAATCCGTCTTCCATCATCATTTTAATTAAGTTTCTATATCCCCTTCCGTCAGGATCTAAAGTTTCTGAATAATACAATTCAACTAACTTTTTACCTTCTTCATTTATTAACGGGTTGGACAAATCAACTAATATCTGATTGATACTAAAGAACTTTTCACCAAGAACACCCTCTTTGGTTTTTCCACTTGACAGATTATTCAAAACAACACTTTTATTTTGACTTTCCAATAACTGTCTACCTTTGTCTAAAATATCGGTGAATGATACTTGCGAATCAAGTATCTCGGGAAATAATTTAACTAATGTTTTCTCACCAAGTAAACTGATACCATCAATGTTGTCTGATGTGTCACCAGCAACTATCTTAAATGTCTTTATATTATAGTGAGGAATACTATGTTCTTTGATTTTTATTTTATCACCATTTTTATAATATTGTTTTTGTTGTGGGGAATATATCGTTACTCTTTTTGAGATAAGTTGGGTAAGATCTTTATCCGATGAAAAAATTGTCTTATCCTCGTCTTCGGATATTTGACAATAATACGCAATTAAATCATCCGCTTCCGAATTTTCAACTTCCAATTGTCTAACAAACATCTCTTCAAGATATTGTTTTACTCTTTGTTTTTGATTGTTGAATGAATACACTTTGTCTTCAGTGTAAGATGATTTACGATTTCCCTTATATTTTGGGTATAGTAATCGTCTTTGGGATGAATTTTCGTCTCCATCCCAAAAAACAACCACTTTATTGAAGTAGGACTCCTCCAAGAATTTGCGTAGAGTATTTAGGAAATGCCAAATACCCCCGACGTGTTCACCTTCATTAAAGAAATCTTTAACTCCGTGAAAACCTATTTTTAATAAATTGTTACCATCAACAATTAATGTTTTGTTCATTTTAATACGATTAACTCGTTCTACAATATATTAACCTTCAAATTCCTCTTCTTCTTCGGGGGATTCGTCTAACGAGTAATTAGATCCACCCAATTTTGTTTCCCAATAATCGGAATACTCTTTTTTGTATTTATCTAAAGATTCTTTACTATCTACGATATATCCTTGTGGAACCGCAATAATTTTACCATCTTTATATCCAATACCATTTACGTGATTCTTCAATATTGAGATTTTTGTTCTGATTGCGAATGATACTTTTCTACCATTTTTAGTTGCGTCAATGTGACTAATTCCCGCTTTCTTCTGATTACCAAATAAGAACACCAATGAAGACGCTAACCATATTGCCTCCCCACCTTTAGCCTTGATTTCAGGTTGTCCAAACGGATTATCAGGAAGTAACACCCAAGGTTGATTTAAAATCACGAGAGTGTTGTAATAGGGGTATTCTTCTTTTTTAGATTTTGATATTCTTGAATGGATTCCCATACCAATTTTATCAGCTAAAACTTTTGCGTTGTGCATTCCCCCTCCTTTTCCTTCAAATGTCATTTGACAAGGAATTGATCCGATTGAGTCCCACAAGAATAAAACACTATAAGGAATGTCTCCTTTTTCTTGTGCGTTCAAGATATCATTAATAAACTCGGTAGCTTGTTCTATCGTATCAAAAGAATCATTAAAGATAAACATTCCATCATATTCACCATCTTCATTTTTTTCAGCTTGTAACCCTAACTCAATTGCGTGTTCCCACGACCATTTCTTTTCAGTAATAATAAGAACAGGTAAATGTCCTTTTCGTTGAGCATCTGCGGCGGCAAGAATCATTGCCGTCGTTTTTGAGGTATTTGAGTGACCCAAGAACATATTTATACCACCCATGATAGGACCTGGTAATCCACACGCTTCCATAAACGCTTCACCACAATTGTAATAGTTTTCAGGTTTGTATTTAGTTTTGGTGGAAAACTTATTCTTGATGTTATCAAACGATACTTCTTTCTTTTTAATTGCCATAATAGTTTGTTTTGTTTAAAGATAAAAAAAGGTAGTGACTTTGTAAATCACTACCTACACTATAGGTTCTTTTTTTTAGAACGGTAATTCTTCATCAATCTCCTCATTTACTTGAGGATCAACAACAGGTGTTGGTGTTGATTTAGAACCTCCGATGGAAGTTTCTGCAACCTCATCATTAGCATAAACATACCCACCTTTATCGGAATCCCATCTTGGAGTTTCACCACGAGAAATTGCTTCAAGGTATTCCACAGGTTTTTTAGAGTATACATCCTCCCAAGTTAATTCATCATTAACCCATTCAGTCATTGTTTCAGCATCTTCGTGAAGTGGTGCCGGATCATCATACATTACAGTTTGGATTACGGTATACACAGATCCTGTGTTAGTTTTTGCCTTTGTCAGCTCCAAAATCAAATCTCTACCTTTATCCGCATCGGTAACATCACCTTTTGCTTTCCAAATAGGAATAATTTTGTCAAGAATACCTTCTTGTTTGTAGTTGTGTTTAAATCTCCAAAATTTAACACCGTCTTGTTCGTTGTCACGATCAATAACTTTCACAATA